TAATAATAATAATAATAATACCGATAAGACAAGCTTAGAACAACAGATTTGCCAATACACGGACTACAGACCCCTCAAAGAGGCACTGCAAAATTTTATTGCAATGCGTGAGAGAATCAACCGCCCGATAAACGTATACGGCATCAAAAAGGTGTTGCAGAAGCTTGATGACCTCAGCCTGTGCAACGAAGAACGTGCTGTCGGCATCGTACAGCAGAGCATTGACAGACAATGGCTGTCCTTCTACCCCATCAGCCAAAAAGCAACACAGACCGTGCAAAGCGCATGGACGGCGGTAAAACCCGCTAAAGCACAGCCGCAAGAAAAAGCATGGAATCCGGCATACGGCATTCTTGTTTAAAAAAACCGAAAGGAGCAAAAGAAAATGTTTGACGAAGCTTACAAAGCGTTGATGAACTTAATGGCTTCTCTCACGGACGAAATGAAAGCCGAGGTAGAGAAACTCAAGGCAATGACCCCTCATGAGAGGCTGCAAGAAGAGGTTGACTACTTTAACGCAACCACACACGGCACACTCAACGAGCAGGACGGTTGGGACTGTCCCACATGCCACAATAGCGGATACATTGCCCGCATAGGGATAAACAAGCACGGTGAAGAAGAAATGCAGCACGTCAAGTGCAAGTGCATGAAGGTGCGTAAATCAATCCGTGCGCTCAAGGCAAGCGGGCTTGAGGATGAAGTCAAGCGTTGCAGGTTTGACAATTACGAGACCACAGAACCTTGGCAAGCAAGACTTAAGGAGACCGCTCAAGCCTTCACAAAAGCCGCACTCGGGGATAGTTCCGAAGCGCATTGCCTGTTTTTTGGCGGACAAAGCGGAGCGGGCAAAAGCCACCTTTGCACGGCGGTTTTTCGGGAGTTCTTACTGTCAAACAGGCTTGCAAGGTACGCACAATGGGTTGGCACGGCTCAAGGCATTAAGGCGGTTGCCAATGATGCAGAGGCATACAAAGCCGCAATTGACGAGCTTGCTGAATGCGACTTGCTGTATATCGACGACCTTTTTAAGCCAGTAAACAATGCTGCACCGACAGCGGCGGACGTGCGACTTGCATATGACATAATCAACCGCCGATATGTACGGCATAAACCGACTATCGTATCCTCCGAGCTGACCAGCGGCGAAATCATCGACATTGACGAAGCCACAGGCGGCAGGATAGTTGAGATGGCGGCGGGCTACACCATAAACATCAAACGTGACCGTACCCGCAACTACCGCTTGCGCAGCACCATGGAGGAGTAAAATGGGGTTTGTATACAACCTTCGAGCAATCGGCAAAGGCAGACCCCGAATCAACACATACACGCACGTTGCATACACGCCGAAGACCACACAGGCGTATGAGACGGCTCTGGAGGCTCATACACGGGCTTTGATGAGTGCAGACGATAAAATACCTTACCCAGCCGAAATCCCGCTTAAAATCGAAATATGTGCGTTTTACGCTATGCCCAAAAGTTGGAGCAAAAAGAAACGCGCCGAGCTTGACGGCAAGCCGATGATGCAAAAGCCCGACTGCGACAATGCCGCAAAAGCTATACTTGACGCATTAAACGGTTTAGTGTATAATGATGATAAACAGATAACCGAGCTGCACATGACAAAGGTTTACAGCACGGAAGACAAAATAACAGTAAAGATTACGGAGGCAGAAAATGGAGAATTTTGAAGGACTGGCAATATACGGTGTACAGCCGGGGGAAGTATTTAAAACCGTGAGCGGCACGGACAATACATATGCCGTATCCAACAAAGGCAGGATATTTAACTGCCGCAGGCGCAAATTTGTACAGCCCGCAAGCGACACGGTGAGGATAAGACAGGACGGCAAGTGGCGAAACGTAACTCGGCAAAGAGTTGTCGCCGAAGCCTTCGTGCCGAACCCGAACAACAAGCCTTGCGCACTGAAAATAGACTATGACAAAGGGATTGAAGCCGAAAACCTGTATTGGGGGGAATGGCGGGAAACCCTTTACAAACGCAAAGCACAGCAAGGCGACCCACACCCCTTTGTCAAGAAAAGAATCACCGGCACATCAATTCATGATGGCAGCGAGATTCACTACGACAGCATGAAAGAAGCAGAAAAGGACGGCTATCTTGTTTGCGGCATAAGCAATTGCGTTCGTGGGCGAAAAAAACGGTACAAGGGCTACACATGGAAGGAGGTAAACGATGGTTGAGACATGGCAGCCTGTAAAGCGTTTTCCAGATTACGAAGTTTCGAACCTTGGACGTTTTCGGGAAAAGGCAACAGGAAAAGCGGTAAAGGTGTATAAAGGCTGGTATGTACACCTTATGCGCAACGGCATCCTCTACGCACGGAGTGCAGCAAAGCTGGTTGCGCAAGTTTACGTTCCGAACCCCGACCCGAAAAACAAAAAACGGGTTGAAAGATACAACCGCAAGTTTACAGACATTCGGGCGGAAAACTTGTATTGGGCAAACTGGGCGGAGCGGGACTGCCCGGACGAAGACAACCCGATTAAGCAGGCGCAAAAAAAAATTATTGATAAAAAATACGCCGTTATAGGTACATCACTTAAAGACGGACACGAAATCCGCTTTGAGAGCTGTCAGGCGGCGGGTAGGGCAGGATTCAGCTTCAGGTCCGTCTCCCGATGCTGCCGAGGTGAAAGCAAAACACACAAAGGTTACACATGGAGAAAGGCGGAGAAAGATAATGACACAGATTCTCGACAGCGGCAACCGTACGGAGTTTCAAACGGGGGCAGTCCGTGACATTCAGCAGGGTAAAGGGCGGTTTGATTTAATGCCGCTGGACATTATGAGCAAAGTGTTTGAGGTTGAGTTTGCAGACGAATTTGAGGAAGGTAGCATTGCGTATGTGCTGAAATCTATAGCGGTTTTCCAGCAGACGGGCAACGAAGGCTGGCTGTGTATTGCGATAGCACATTACAGTCAGGCAGTGCATGTTTGCCTCCCAACGCTCATGCTTGACGTTGCGAAGCATTTCGAAAACGGGGCTTTGAAATACGGAGAACACAACTGGGAAAAAGGTATTCCTGTCAGCCGTTACATTGATTCGGCAGTCAGGCACTTGATGAAAGATTGCACTTGTGAAACGGACGAAGACCATGCCTCCGCATTTGTGTGGAATTGCATGTGCGCCGCATGGACGATGAAACATAAGCCCGAGATGGACGATTACACGCAAAAATGCGACTATCTTGCCTGTAACTTGCCTATAACTTGCTAACAAAAATATATTTGTCGATGGGTGCAAAAACACTTGACAAATATAAAAGGCAGGGGTATAATACTCTACGAAAAGCGTAGGAAGCGCAAACAAGGAGGATTTAAAAATGATATATTTTTCAATCGAACGTCCTGTATCTATTGGGACGTATCCGAAACCGCAAGGCAACCACGTTGACGCAATAGTCAACTTCGATGAACCGATATTTGTTGCCGAAATCGGCAGGTCTGCATGGGGGTACATCGAGTATGCGCACCCGTTGACAGCGGAGCAGGCGGCGGCATATGAGCTGATAAAAGGCAAGGAGGAATAGAATGAATTACTGGGCATTTTTTTGGGCAACAGCCCCTGTTGCCGCTTGCATGGTGCTAATCTTCGCAAGCAACTGGGTGGAAAAGACAGGGGAAACCCTGCTAGACTGGTGGAGGCGGCACCATGAGTGATACGATTAGCAAAATTGTCTACCTGCTATTGTGGTGTGCATCGTGCTTTGGCGTGCTGGCAATGATATTGCTTATTTTAGTGAACTTTGCGGAAGACTTCCTGCATGTTAAATTCAAAAAAGACCTGCCGGAATCAGTAGCAACGGTTTGCGTAACAATTACTACGATTATTGCGGTGGCACTTGCAATATTTGGCGTGATATACGGGTCTGTTTGTATATTAACAAAAGGAGTTTAACATGGGCAAATTTACGAATTTGGACAGAATCAAAAAGCAAGCGGAATTGACCGAAACGCTTGCGAACAGAGTTGTCGGCGACATAGGCGAGCACTGCGAGGCACGGAAAACGCGTTGCTGGTACAACCTGCCGACAGGCACACCGAAAAAAACGCAGATACAAGCGGACATACTGCGCTTGCGGCGGGGACTGCTTGCGCTGTCAAAAATGCTGGACTAATGACAGGAGGACGAAACAAGATGAGACTGATTGATGCCGACAAGATGGCGGCAGAGGAATTTGAAGCGTTTATATCTGCGCAGGCGAAAATTGCAGATGAAGCACTCCGCATAGTTAACAGCATCGTACACGAAAAAATTCGGCGGCTAATTGCGGACACTCCGACTGTTGAAGACGCTGCGCAGGTTGTGCGGTGCGAAGACTGTGAACATTTTGGAAATGCAACGGTTAATGCAAAGGGGTTTTTGATTTGCCCGAACACGGGCATGGACATATGGAATGAGTGCTATTGCGCTCACGGCGAAAGGTTTTGTGACTGACATTTATGTCGGTCACAAAAGATGAGTGCTAAGGACAGACAATGACTCAAAAGAAAAAGGGGGAAAGAAAACATGAACAACTTCGAAAAGAACGAAACGCTCCGACAGCTCAGAAAAATGCACGAAAAATTCGGGCAGGAGATTGCGGTAGAGCGCAAAAACGGTGCACTTCTGAGGTATGGCGAAATAATACTTGACATAATAAAAAATGTCAAGGAAATACCCGCAACGGAAGATTGTCACGAATGCAAAAATTGCAAATGTCTCGAAATAGAGGAAGCCTATGACGGAAGACGCAGAAGACGCATTTGCACGAAGTTCGACGTAATTTGCGATGAGGACTAAAGAGAGTGCCTTTACGGCGAAAAGAGAATCGTAGACAATGAAGTGGCAGAGCAATGCCCCGAATGCAGCAACTTGGTGTGGCTAAAGTGGGACGTTGAGCGTGACGGATACACGATATACTGTCCGTATTGCGGATACCGCATGAGGCTGTGTAGCATGTGCGACGTGAGGGACGGCAGAAAGTGCGACTGGAATAGCAAGACGGGGGAATGCAAGAATGACAAAAGATGAAATTCTGAAATGGCTAAAGCGGATGAACCTTGCTTTCGGAGGCGAGACGGCGTACACCTTAGAAGGCGGACACACAGTATACTACACAAGCATCATTGTTGACATCTTTGCGGCGGTGAGCAAAATGGAGACCCCGCCGATGACGTGCAAGGACTGTCCGTTTTTTGAACCCGTATGGGGCGACAGATTCTTAGGGCGATGCACACAGGCGAAAGCGTGGTTTGAGAACCGCTGCATCTGGGATTACTGCTCAAACGGCAGAATAACCGAAACAGCCGAGCCGCAACCTGACGGTATACAGTTTCGCACGGTTGATGATTTGGGACGGATATGTATACCGAAAGACATCAGGGACAAACTCGGTATAAAGCGCGGCACGGAGTGCACAGTGTACGCAACGGACGAATTAACTCCCAACGAAATAATTGTGATACAGAGGAAATGAGGAAGAAAAATGACATACGAAGGCGAATGTGAGCATTTTAACCGCATAACGAACACACTCGGCACATGCAAACGATGCACCGAAGGTACTAAGACTGAGGATGATTTTTGCTCTAACGGCGAACCCAAGGAGGAAGAGGAATGAAAAAAGTAGAGGATAGATACGGCGGATACAGCCGTGGGAATGCGGCTATCCTTGTCGGAAACTTGCCCGGCAGAAAAAAACTGTCTCTGCTTGTCCGTGGAGATGACCCAGAAGACAATGCCGCTTGCATACTGTACAACGCCGCATATTTCAGAAGTGATGAGGACGCCGAAAGGTTTTTGGAGGCATTGAGGATAGTGATAGGAGATGAAATAGAATGAACGAAATTAAAGTGTTTAACAACGCAGAGTTTGGCAAAATCCGAACCCTGAATAGAGACGGCGAACCGTGGTTTGTCGGCAAAGACGTGGCAACGGCATTGGGATACAAAGACAGCGTGAATGCGCTAAAATCCCATGTATCCGAGGAAGATAAAGGTGGGTGGCGGATTGCCACCCAATACGGAGAACGTGAAGCGGTAATAATTAACGAATCAGGGCTTTACACTCTGATTTTATCAAGCAAGTTGGACAGTGCAAAACGGTTCAAACGCTGGGTTACGGCAGAGGTGCTTCCGTCAATCCGCAAGAGCGGCGGATACATAGCGGGGCAGGATAAGATGAGCGACACGGAACTGCTTGCAAAGGCACTGTTGGTTGCGCAACGGCAAATCGAACAGCGCAATGCGCAGATTGCGGAAATGCAGCCTAAGGCACTCTTTGCGGACGCAGTAGCGGCATCCCACGCGTCAATCTTGATTGGTGAGCTTGCAAAGATACTAAAGCAAAACGGAGTTGACATCGGGCAAAACCGACTTTTCGAGACGCTCCGACAGCAGGGCTACTTGATACGGCGCAACGGCACTGATTACAACAGCCCGACACAAAAGGCGATGGAACTCGGCTTGTTTGAGGTAAAAGAATCAACCGTTGGCAACCCTGACGGCTCGGTGCGTGTTACACGCACAACCAAAGTGACAGGCAAGGGACAGCAATATTTCATAAATAAGTTTTTGACGGGGAAGTGCAACAATGAACGCAGAGATTGAGACTTTGGCAAAGGCAAAGATACTGGAAATTGCTGTCGAGCTTGAGCGTACACACGGCACACAGGAATCCGACTGGGATATGGCGCAGATATGGAGAGACTTTATCAACGGCGAACTTGAACCGTTGTATGCAGGATTAATCAAGGTTGACGCAAAGACCGCCGCTGAGACCGTCCACAATGCGTTGTGCAGCCGCAAAACAAACGCACTGAGACAATGTATTGCGGACGCAAAAGAAGCGGTAGAGACGCAAACAGACGGCTTTAAACGCAAGGCATGCTGTTGCAGTGTGAATTACAACAAATAAGCAAAGGGCGCAATTCGGGACTCTGGGTTGCGCCTAAAATATATCTTTTTAGAGCAATAAAAACGCTTGACAGGATAACAGAAAGGGGGTATAATAATGTACATCAGGTGAGGCGGACACATAAAAACGCAGAAGGAGAAACACAAAGCATAACATGAAAAAGATTTACATCGAAAAAATCCGACAGGCAACCCGCTTTGGGCTGATTGATGAAGACGGACGCAAAACCCCTTGCGGGACATTGTGGTCAGACGCGCAGCGGGAGACGTTTGAACGTCTGATGAACGGCGGGAACAACCTCGCCTTTATGGCGTGGGGCGGTGATGACGTAAAGAAATCCGCCTTATGGGCGAAGTGGACGGACGCTCGGGGGCAAGAGAAACTTTGTAAGCTTGGGACATTCGTGCAGAATGCGCCGATAAAAGAATTTGTGGAAACCGCAACCGAGGAAGCAAAAAGCAACCGACACTGCGGAACATGCTCGCATTTTGAGTGTGTAAACCGCAAAGGGCAAATCAGCAGGCAGGGAATGGGCGTATGCACGCTCATAAACAGGGATAGGTACTGCCTTTTTAAATGCGGAGATTGGAGTATGAGATGAACGAACTGAAAGCAAAGGAAGCGCAGGCAATAAAAGTGCTGCGCACATTTGAACCCGAAGAAGGATACGTTCTCGCCTACAGCGGCGGCAAGGACAGCGACTGCATAAAAATTCTTGCGCAGCTTGCAGGGGTTAAAATCGAGGCGGTGCATAATCTGACAACGGCAGACGCACCTGAGACTATGCAGTATATAAAGGCGCAACCCGATGTTCGCATCAGTTGGGCGAGGGACAAAAACGGAAACCACGTCACCATGTGGAATCTAATCGAGACCCACGGACTTCCGACACGAATCCACCGCTTTTGCTGCAACAAGTTGAAAGAGCAAGCGAATCAAGGACGCTTGCTCATAACAGGCGTACGCAAAGCTGAATCAGTTAATCGAAAACGGGACGGCGGACTTGTGAAAATAATGGGAAAGCCGAAAACGACGGAGAAGCTTGCCCAAGAGATGGGCGTTGAGTACATCAAGCCCAGGCTTATCCTCAACGATGACAATGATGAATCCCGCCGCATGGTGGAGCAGTGCTATCGCACACGCAAAACCTTAGTTAACCCGATTTTGGACTGGACGGACGAGGACGTGTGGGAATTTTTACGCCATTACGGTTGCGAGGGCAACCCGCTGTACAAATGCGGATACAGCCGTGTGGGCTGTATCGGCTGCCCGATGAAGGGCGGCAAAAAAAGGAAGGAAGAACTTGAGCAGCATCCGAAATATGCGCAAATGTACTTCCGCGCAACGGACAGAATGCTTAAACGCCGCATGGACGATGGAAAGGAACTTCCGCTTGCGTGGGGTGACGGCAAGCCCGAAACCGTGATGAAATGGTGGCTGGAAAATTGAGGTGGAAACATGAAAATAGTCAACGCAAGCTACAGAATCGAAACGCCGATTGACGGCGCAGAGATACTAAAGCGTATCGAAAAAGCAGGACGTACCTGCTATAAGTCGGAAGACCGCATAACGGCAGAATCGGCGGAGGCGTTTGTCCGAATGCTGATTCAGCGAGGGCATGAATCCGTGCTTGAACATGAAAGCATCACCGTGCGGTTTGTCTGCGACCGTGGCGTGTCGCATGAGATTGTACGCCACAGACTTGCAAGTTTTTCGCAGGAGAGCACCCGCTACTGCAACTACAGCAACGACAGGTTCGGAAGCGAACTGACGTTCATTAAGCCTTGCTTTTTTATGGACAAACCCTGGGCTTATTGTGCTTGGGAGAATGCAATGGGTTTTGCGGAGAACGTATATCTCGACCTGCTCAGCGATGGTTGCCCACCGCAGGAAGCCCGCTCCGTGCTTCCAAACAGCACAAAAACCGAAATTGTTATGACGGCGAACCTCCGTGAATGGCGGCATTTTTTGAAGCTGCGGACGGCGAAAGCGGCGCACCCGCAAATGCGTGAGCTGACAGTGCCGCTGCTGCACGAACTGCAACGGCGGATACCTGTCGTTTTTGACGATATGGTTAATGCGGAGGAAGGAGTGTAACCATGGGCAAGGTGCTGATAGCATGCGAAGAAAGCCAAGCCGTATGCAAGGCGTTTCGTGAGCGCGGGCATGAAGCGTACAGCTGCGACATACAAGTGCCTTCCGGCGGACACCCCGAATGGCACATACACGGAGACGCAATTGCGGCATTGCAGGGCGGCAAAATCGTGACCATGGACGGAGTGACGCACGATATAGGCAAGTGGGATTTGCTGATTGCACACCCGCCTTGCACATATCTGTCCAACGTTGCAACAAGGGCGTTCAGCTTGAGATGCACCCCCCCCGAAAAGGTCGTTGAGAGATGGCAGGCAAGGGCGCAAGCAGCAGTGTTTTTCATGTATTTCGCTTTAGCCGACATTCCGAAAATTGCCGTTGAGAACCCTGTCGGGTTTATGAACTCGGCGTATCGCAAGCCGGACATGGTGATTCACCCGTATCAGTTTGCAACCGGCACGGACGATGCCGAAAACTATCACAAAAAACGGACTTGCTTATGGACAAAGGGATTGCCGGAACTGATACCGACAACAGACCTCCCCGAACCAAACCTCGCCGAAATATACGGCAGATACCCGAGCGGGAAAACCCCCTGTTGGGAGGACACTGTAAAAGGCAAGGACAGGGCAAAGCTCCGCTCAAAGACATTCCCGGGCATCGCCACCGCAATGGCGGAGCAATGGGGCAGTTTGATTTGACGATATTCAGGTGTAAGCGGAGAATATATTTTCGGAAAACGCTTGACACGTTAGTCTCCGGAGGTTATAATAGTGTCCATCAAGCGAAGGATACGCTAAAAACCGAAGGAGACTAACGAATGAAAAAGAAAACGCACAGAATCGCGTACAGAATCAAAGGCACATGCGGAGCAAAGGTTGTAGTAAACGGCAAGGAATATGAACTTGTCGAAGACATCCACGGTGAGCAATGGGCGGGAATGGAAGACATTTACTCGACAGAAGCATACGCACAGACAACCACAGGCGAAGAAGTATGGTGGATGTTTGACGACGGAGAGGCTCTTGACCAGTGGGCGGAAAAAGAGGACTGGAACGCCAACATCAACGGTGTGATTGAACTTGATGAGGATTAAGGAGGAATGACATGAGCAACGGAAACATGAGTACAGGGGTAAAAATCATCCTCGGATTGATAATGTTTGCTATCGGAGCGGTGCTAATACTCAGCGCAACGACAGGTACGTCATGTGTGCCTGCATGTGCGGTAAGGGTAACATTGCAGTAACACAGACTAACACAAACAAAAGAGTGCCGTAAAATGCTTGCGGCACTCAATTTCGATTTATAGAACAAGGAGCAACATAACAAATGCACTATCAAGGCGGCAAATACAGATTCATCAAAAACATAACGCCGATAATACAGGCGGAGATAGACAAACACCAAGCACGGCATTTTATATCGCCGTTTTGCGGAGCGTACAACATCGAGAGCGCAATCGTGCATACGGACAAACTCTGTAACGATAAGAATGCTTATACTATTCGAATGTGGCAAGAATTGCAGAACGGCAGGGAATTTCCGTCAACCGTCACGGAAGAGCAGTACAAGCATGTGCGTGACCACAAAGACGAAGACCCCGCATTGACAGGATTCATCGGAGCGGGCTGTTCATATGCGGGAAAATGGTTTCACGGCTACGCAAGAGACAGGCGAGGGGCGAACTATGCGGACGCTGCAAAACGGGGCAATGAACGCATGATGAATGCAGGGCTGAAACACGCAGTATTCACGGCAGGGGACTACAGGGACGTGGAGATACCGCCTGACACGGTAATGTATTGCGACCCTCCGTATGCAAACACGCGCGGATATGACGGAGCAAAGGGATTCAACTCCGCCGAATTTTGGGCATACATGGACGAGCTTCTTGACAACACACCCAATCTGTCAATTTTCGTATCCGAGCAGACAGCACCAGCGGGATGGCGGGAAGTTTGGCAGAAAGAGTGTTTGCAGGAAGTCAACAAGAACCCAAAGAATACAGGCAGACGCAGGATAGAGCGACTGTTTTACAAGAGCAACAGAGAGGAACGAGATGGATACATCAGGACTTGAGATAATACGGCAGTGCAACCCTGCACAAAACCCCGACAAGACCCGCTACACATGGGATGAGCGTGGCATGGGGCTGTTGTTTGCGGAGGCATACAGGGACGTACTGCGGTATTGCCCCGAACGCAAAACATGGTATGCGTATGCGGACGGACGATGGCAGCCCGATTCAGGCGCATTATTGTGTGCCGAGCAGATAAAGGCGTTTAGCCGCTTGATGACGCTGTATTGCGCCGAGATAGAGGATGACAGCCTAAGGCAGGCTTATACATCGTTCGTTGCGAAAATGGGCGACAGGCGGTTTAGAGACCGTATAGCGAAGGATGCCGCCAGCGTATTCCCAATATCAGCAAGGCAGTTCGACAGCAAACCCGAGCTTATCAATTGCAAAAACGGCACATATGACCTACAGGCTATGCGCTTCCGCAAACACGACTGGCGGGACTTTCTGACGATGCAGACAAATTTCAGGTACACGCAGACCCCGCCGCAATGCGGAAGATGGGAACGTTTCATTGCAGAGATCACGGAAGGCGACACGGATAAAGCAGAATACCTCCAGAAAGCCGCAGGATACGCTGTAACGGGCTTTAACCGTGAAGAGTGTATGTTTATACTCTGGGGCAAAAGCACGCGTAACGGCAAATCTACGCTGTTAAACGCTATACAGTACGCACTGGGCGATTATGGCACGGTAGCACCTGTCAGTGTGATATGCACACACGGCACGAGCAGGAATGCGGATTCGGCAACGCCGACCCTTGCGAGGCTTGCGGGCAAACGTTTCGTTACGATGGCTGAATCGAACCAGTACGGCAGACTTGATGAGGAAACGGTAAAACAAATCACAGGCGGCGAAGAAATATCAGCAAGGAATCTCTACGAAAGCCCGATAACGTATCTTCCGCAGTTTACATTGTGGCTGTCATGCAACGACCTTCCCGAAGTCAGGGACAAATCCGTATTCGCAAGCGACCGTATACGCCTAATCGAGCTTAACAGGCATTTCAGCGAAGCCGAGCGGGATGAAACCCTAAAGGACTACTTCCGGCAGGAAGACGCAATGCAGGGCATTTTTAAGTGGCTGACGGACGGATATGCAATGTACCGACAGCAGGGACTGAAACTCCCAGACAGCATGAAACAAAGCTTGCGCAAGTACGAAAGCTCCAACGATGTTGTTGCCCAGTATATAATCTCGAACTGTTCGGAAATTCCGACAGGTTCAGCCTTTATAACCGATTTGTATATAAGATATAAATCTTTCTGTAAAGAAAACGGATATTATATCATGAACGCACGGAAATTTGCAGAGAATATACAAGAGAGATATGAAGTCAGCAAAGACGAAAACGGATATAATTGTGCAGTCGGATTGATTTTGAAACAAAAAAACAATCAGTAAAGGAGAAACAAAATGACAATCAAAGAAGTATTTGAAAGCATTGAAAGAATGAACGGAGAAAACAAATCGCAGATAGCGAAACGGATAGGAATTAAACGTCAATATTATACCTATGCCGTGAACGAAAAATCATGCTCATGCCTAAAGGGGGAAACTCTCTCCCGATGGCTAAAGGCTTTAGGTTATCAGTTGGTAATCGAAAAGGAAGACGGTTCGGAAAGTTTCGTAATCGACTGATGTTGCTCAAAGGGGAATTGTCAAGTGATTTACCGTAAAATGGGGTAAAATGCGGTATTTCGCTTGACAGTGTGTATCTCTTTTATTATATAGTACTCTCCTATAGGAAGGTTATACAGGGTGTCAAGTAAATACTTGTCAAAACAGGGTGTTTTTAGGAAAAACGCTTGACAAAACACGCGGAAATTGTGGTATAATAGAGTAAATAATATATCATCAGTAACGGAGAAAGGGAAAATGGAAGAAAAAAAGACAGCAACGAAGAACAGCAGCAGGAAGCAGTCAACAGCGGTATCAAAACCGAAGAACACGAAGGTTGCCACTCCGCAAAACGATGAATCAAGGGCAATGGTATCTCAGCTATTGTCCGAGGTTGCCGTTGCGGCACGGATGCCCAAGGTTCGAAACGATGATGAACTCGCTCTCAGGTTCGAACAGTATTTCGCTTATTGCTCCGCTAACGGTATCATCCCCACAATCGAAGAGATGTATCTCTACACAGGCTACTCAATAGGCAGTGTAAAAAATTGGCTTGAAGGTAAACACGGATTCAGTCAACATACAGCATCTATTGTGAGCAGAGCAAGGGACTTTGTGCAAGCGTCTGATGCTAAACTTGCAATTAGCGGTAAAATTGATAAAATACTGTACATATTCAGGGGCAAGAATTTCTATTCAATGACCGATTCGGTAAAATTGGATATTACCCAAACGTCAATATCAGAGGGCAAAAGTGTTGAAGAATTGCAGGAAATATATGCAAAATCTGTACCAAGCGAAGAATAGCGACTCTCCGACTCTCGGCGACTCTCTGGCGCAAGCGACTTTAAAAAGACAGCGACTCTCTGGCGCAAATTCATATAAAAAATGTTTCACGTGAAACATCATGGCGGAGTCACTGTTTACAGTATAGCATACTACCGAATGTTTGTCAAGAGCTACCGAATATCAAAATTTAATGTTATAATAGCAATGCGGAATAACCGTAAAAACACGCTTGCAACATAGCTTTAAACGCACATAACAGGCAATGCAACAGCGGAATAATGCATATGTGCAGGTATACAGCTAAATAATCAGCGGCAATATAGGCAATGCAGGCGGCTTGAATGCAGCGTTGCTATAGCTGACAGCCGGCGCGGAATCGGGTTATTCCGCCATGATATTATACAGAAAAAGCATAGTATAATACAGCGGAGCATAAAAAGCCCGCCGGAACATTGCGCTCCGACGGCTGGAAGCCGCTTGCTGCTCTTATGTGCGGTAGAGCGGAATAGCCGCTCAATCATTTTTAACCCCTTCTCCCCCGTATAGCCAGATAGGACAGCTTGCAATTTATTTTTTAATCAACAGCGGCAATGCCGCAAGTACCAGCAGGAAAAGCACGAAAGTCATTAATACCACCTCAGCCTTTTCAAAACGCCGTAGTACGCGCGGATTCCGTACACGTTGTTATAGCACCCGAGCTTTTTATCGAAGACGTACGGAAAAACTTGCTTTTGCTCCGTGCCGCTGTCATTTTGCCAGACTCCGTTGCATATCCTGCCGTCTTCAACTCGGAAGCTCAGATTCTCGTTTTTTTTGTGCCAGCCGTCGATGTATGTTGTTCTTTTACTCATTGTCTTTGTCCTCCTCGTCGAGTATGTCCTGAATTTTGTCGTTTCCCAGGCTATCTTCCTCCGACAGCGGAACGCCTGCCGCCTTGCATACTTTTTTAAACGCCGCTTCCGCAAGCTCCCTGCACTCATCGACGCAGCTTTCCCAAAAAAAGCTGTCTCCCGAGAACACGGACAGAATTTCATCTCCTGTCATTTCGTCGAACTCCTCTATGTTGGCGGCGTTCGCTAGTAAATCCTCGTTCGTCGGGAGCGTTGCTTCCGCGTAAACATACAAGCCGAAATCGGCATAGGTGACTTCTGCCTGCACCTCGGCGATAAAGCAAAGACTGTAATCGCTTGCGTCTGCGGAATAGTCCACGCACTCGAAATCGGACATTACGTCCTTATATTTGTCCTCGTACTCGTCCACAGGCATTTCGAGCCGCCCCCCGACATACGCCGCCGCCGCTTGCGAGTTGTACCGAGCTTCCAGCCCGGCATCCTTCTGCACCTTGATTTTACTCATTGCCTTTGTCCTCCTGGCAAAAATTGTCCTCGTCGTCGTCCTCGTCCAGTATCTCTTGTAGCTCTTCGTTCCCGAGGGCGTCTTCCTCCGACAGGATATAGTTTGCAATGTCGCTTGCAAATATCGGCAATTCCCATGCGCTGTATGAGTCGAGGTTGCCGTATCCGTTGAAACTCCAGAACTCCTTCATAAAGTCAAAGTTTCCAAACCGAATCATGCGCACGAGCTCCCACTTGTCTACACCGTCGAGGACTTCTTCCAACTCTTCCATGTTGTAGATGTAGTCGTCCATGCAGTTAGCTGCATCACAATAAGCATTATGCAATGCAATTTTTTCGTCGGTATCCATGCCGTCGATGCAGTCAACGATTTTTTGTCTCTTTTCCGTTTCGTTCATTTTATTGCTCCTTCTGGTTTTTTTGGGTTTTCCGTCCCTACCTTCGATGGTTAAATTATAACATAACCGGCTGCACATTGCAAGCATTTTTTGAAAATATACAACGAGCAACAGATAGTATAATCCCTTTACTTGATTAGGTTTTTTCTATTGCAGATTGAAGCAGGAGGATATATCTTTAAAATTAATTGGTATATTTTGAGCGGGTATTATGATATTGTATTGTTATGATTCAGTTAACATGAAATATATTTTGCGTGCAATTGTGACAGCTCCGGAGGCTGCACAATGCGATAGCTGTATATCATAGCCTATGTTACAATGCCCGATATAATTATGATACTGCATTTTATCGTATGCCGTCTGCGTACCGTGCCTTGCTATGCTTTACACTCCGCCATGCTTATTTATTGTATGAGTACATAAATGCTTGTTTTACGCTGTTTTTGCTTCCCTGCTTTGCTGTCGGCGTACGTGCTGTCGTTCCGCCATGTACTATGTAAAATATTAATAGCGTAACATTGCTATGCGGTATTATGCAGTGTATGCAGCTTGCCTTGCTTGAGTATGCGATACTATGCAAGATTATAATTGCTGTTTATTTGCTGCTGCTATTGCATTGTGTGCGGGCTATTGCGTGCATATTGCTATTGCTATGTGGTTGTTTATTGTGTGTGTTGTCTGTATTGTGCTATGAAATAATGACAAAGAGTAGACCCCACGGTGGGGGATATGCGGTATGAGTGCAGAAACAACTTTACCCCTCTGACCACATTTCAACAAAAAGACCCTTTCTTCAAACACTGTTTCATGATATAATAAATACATACCATAGGAGGCACACAATGGACATAGCAAAGCTAATATTCGAACGCATAGAAGAAGACCCGACCAATGCGGAGGCATGTAACGATTTAATCGACTGGTGCATTGCAGAAGCCGCCGCAAAGCCGAAAAAGACGCATTATTACAGTGCTGAGCTTAGGAAAGTGCTTTCAAAGCAACTGCGCAATAAGTGTGAAGGTGACGTTGAGCAATTATTCAACGCATACAGACGGAGCTTGTTGTTTGATGCACCTGATTCATTTGACGCATATTTGCTGTATTTAGAGATAGACAGACCGCCAGCCGAACGATTCTATCAGCCCAGGAGAAAACGCCTTAAAGAGGTTGTAGACGCATTACAGGCACTCACGGACAATGAGCTTGATGAGCTGTTCATCAGTATGCCGCCAAGAGTGGGCAAGAGTACAATACTTTTGTTTTATGTTACTTGGCTGATTGGCAGAAATGATGAGCGGTCGAATTTGTATAGTGCATATTCAAGCACGATAACGCAAGCGTTTTATAACGGCATATTGGAGGTACTCACCGACCCTATCACATACCGATGGGCGGACGTATTCCCGAATGAGCGGATAGCGAAAACGAATGCGCAGGAAACGACAATTGATTTAGGGCGCAAGAAGCGTTATGCCAGCCTTACATGCAGGTCATTGTACGGAACGCTTAACGGTGCGTGTGACTGCAACGGTGTAGTTATATCGGATGACCTTATCGGCGGCATAGAAGAGGCACTGAACCGTGACAGGCTTGTTTCGGCATGGAGCAAAGTCGATAACAATTTGTTACCGAGAGCGAAAGAAACGGCGAAAGTGTTGTGGTGCGGTACACGTTGGAGCATGATTGACCCTGCGGGACTTAGGATGGAGCTGTTGATGAACAGTGACCAGTACAAAAAACGTCGGTTTAAGATAATCAACATTCCCGCACTCGATGAGAACGATGAATCAAACTTTTACTATGATTACGATGTGGGATTCAGTACGGAGTATTACCGCCAGAGACGTGCATCATTCGAACGCAACAACGATATGGCTTCATGGGTTGCGCAGTACATGGGCGAACCTATAGAGCGTGAAGGCACGGTATTCAATCCTGAGGATATGCGGTACTACAACGGCGAACTTCCGGAAGGCGAGCCTGATAGGGTGTTCCTTGCGTGTGACCCGTCATTCGGCGGCGGCGACTATTGTGCCGCTCCCGTGTGCTACCAGTACGGTGAAGACATTTACGTTCACGATGTTGTGTACGACAACGGCGATAAGCGCATAACCCAACCCCTGCTTGCAAGAGCGATAATTGACAACAACGTGAGGACGGCGCAATTTGAAGCCACAAAGGCTACTGAGACGTACAGAGACGGCGTACAAGAGCTTTTAAAGCAAAAGGGGTACAGAATATCGATAACGACAAAAGCCGCTCCTACACGCACTACAAACGGCGTGAGCGCAATGAAGGAACAGCGCATACTCGATAAAGCACCTGAAATCCGTGAACGGATGATATTCCGTGAAGAGGGAAAACGCACAAAACCGTATTCGTTGTTCATGCAGAATGTGTTCTCGTTCAAGTTCATGGGCAAGAACAAGCATGATGACGCTCCCGACAGCCTTGTTATGGCAATGAACATGGTGACAGGCAGACGGCAGAGGGCTGATATATTCCAGCGTCCCTTCTAAATTACAAACCCTTGACAAACATTTTTAAATGTGTTATGATATAATAGAGTATATAGAAACGGCGGTGGATAAATGGGCGTTCCAAAATACAGACTGAATTATTACGGCAGAGAGCCTATTTACACGGATGTTCCTGCCGTTACTGCCGAAAACTTGCTTGATGTTTTGCAGAAAGCTTTCAAGGTACATACCCTTAACCGTTCGGATATTGACTATTTGTATAATTACTATAAAGGCAAACAGCCGATTCTCGAACGCACGAAGGAGTTCCGCAAAGACATATGCAATGTTGTTGTAGAAAACCACGCAAATGAGATAGTGTCGTTCAAAACGGGCTATCTTATGAGCAACGCAATACAATACGTTTCAAGAGACGGCGATGTGCGCAACGTTGATGCTGTTGATGCGTTGAACAAGTACATGCAGGCGGCTTCAAAGGCTTCGTGTGACAGAGTGCTTGCCGAATGGTTTGCGATATGTGGTGTTGCTTACAGAATCGTACTCAAGCGTGACGATGCAGAGGGCGGCGACGTGAACCCGATTATGGCATACAACCTTGACCCAAGGAACACGTTTGTGGTGTATTCAAGCGGCATTGGGCATGAACCTATGCTCGGCGTTTCCTACGTTCAGCACGATGACGGCTCGGTTATCCTGTCCTGCTACACGAAAACGGAGTATTTCAAGGTCGGCTATCCCGCTACTGTCGGGTTGAACGGCATGGGCGCAATACAGGAACATACCGAACATATTCTCGGCGACATTCCGATAATCGAATACCTACAGAACCCTGCAAGGCTCGGCGCATTTGAAACCGTATTGACCCAGCTTGACGCACTGAACATTATCTCATCGAACCGCCTTGACGGTGTAGAACAGTTTATACAGTCCATTCTTGTCACCAAGGGCATTGACCTAATCGATGACAGCGGCGAGAAGATTGACCTTTATGCGCAATTGCGTGAGATGCTCGGACTGAACCTTCCTGCCGACGGTGACGCAAAGTATTTGACGCAGGAACTCAACCAAACGCAAACGCAAACGCTTGTTGATTATCTTTATCAGTCTGTGCTTGTTGCTTGCGGTATGCCAAACAGGAATGGCGGCTCAAGCACCTCTGACACTGGCACTGCCGTTACCATGCGTGACGGTTGGGCTGATGCGGAAGCAAGGGCAAAGGACACCGAACAGATGTTTGAGCCTTCGGAACGGCGTTTTCTCGGTATTGTACTGCGGATACTTGATGCAACACGGCATATAACGCTTGTCAATGACGATATTGCCATCGTATTTACACGGCGTAATTACGAAAACATGCAGAACAAGGTGCAGGTATTCGCAACGCTTAGAGCGATTGAAAGCTTCCCGCCTTTGCTTGCATACGAAATCAGCGGCATTACTCCCGACCCGACAAGGGGCTGGCTTATGGAACAGGAATATGCGGCTTCACAGGAACGCAAAAAGCTTGAGGCATATAAGGCAATGAACACGATTGACCTGCACGGAGGCAATGAATGACGGATTATTTTGACATTGTAGATGATTCGATTGGTTCGTTGAAAGCGCAAGTCGCTATCCTGTACTATGATTTGCGCAAGAATGTTACAAAATTCGATTCAATCAACGTTATCGGCAACATGAACACGTTGAAACAGCAGATTTTGCAGTTGTCCGTTGATGCGTTCTCCGTTATGGCAACAAAGCTCCATGCCGAATTGTCCGAAAAAGCGCATTCGGAAGCTCCGACACGCTCATGGGTTCGTGAGCGCATGTTTGACTACTGCCGAACCACAAAGTACGTTATAGCGCACGAAATTGAACGCAAGTGCGATAGAGCGGCGGAGGCGGTTATATGCTCAAACAAGCCCAAAGACGAACTGGACAATGCGCTTAGGCTTATGCTGCTTACCCTGCTTGCGGCTGGCGAATACATAACCTATGAGGTTGTTTTGAGAACGTTCAAGGACGATGGTGCTGAAAAGGTACGATGGGTTGCTGAAAAGACCCTTCGCACATGCGACACCTGCCTTGACAGAGACGGCGAAATTTATCCGATAGACAGTGTTCCGCCGCCCCCACACGTTAACTGTCGTTGTATACTCGAACGAGTATATTGACGGTTTTGCATATATCAGAGAGAACTGTAAACACACTACTCAGAGAGAACTGTAAACGCGAAAGGATTTATTATGGCAAAGATTGATACTGCAAAGATTGAGGGATATGCCGATATGACGGCGGAAGAAAAACTTGCCGCTCTTGAAGGCTACGATATTCCCGAACCCGATATGAAAGGGTTTGTGTCAAAAGCTCAGTTTGACAAAACCGCTTCGGAGCTTGCGTCATGGAAAAAGAAACATAACGCACTTGCGGCGCAGGGCGAAAACGTGCAGAATGCGCAGAGTGAAGAGATTGAGACGTTGAAGCAAACGGTTGCGGCACTTCAAAAAAATGAGAAAATTAATGCGCAGACTGTACAGCTTACGGCACTCGGCTACGATGCCGAACTTGCCAAAGCGACTGCAACGGCAATGATTGACGGTGATTTTGCAACCGTAATGTTGAATCAGCAGAAATTTATCACCGAACATGATAAGTCCTATAAGGCACAGCTGATGGGCGGCACACCTAAACCCGTGGGCGGCACTGTCGGCGGCAGCGCAATTGATTATACAAAGCTTATTGCGGACGCAAATGCACGAGGCGATATTACCGCCGTTGCATATTACACCCGCCTGCAAGGGCAAAACAAAACGAATTAGGAGTTTGAACAATGGCAGATACTTTTGCTACAAGTTTTGCGGTGCTTAACTATAGCGGTATGCTTTTCAATAAAGGCAATACCCGCACACCGCTTTCATCTATCATAGGCTCTCGGGCAAAGACTACCAACCATGTAGAATTTGTCACTGGACAGAGCTACACTTCGGGCGGCGGTACTCAGCCTGCAATTTCTGAAACCGCCTCACTTACCGCACCTGATGCTACTGTCGTTACCCGCACTCAGCAGACTAACGTCACTCAGATTTTCCAGGAAACTATCGGTATTTCGTACGCCAAACAGTCTAACATGGGAACGCTCAGTGGCGTAAACATTCAGAATCAGAGTGCAAACCCGCTTAACGAACTCGATTTTCAGGTTGCGGCAAGAATGCAGAAAATTGCGGCGGATATTGAAGCAACCTTTGTTGCGGGTGCTTACAGCAAGGCAACTACCGATGCAACCATAAACAAAACCCGTGGTCTTACCACAGCAATCACCACCAACGTAACGGCAATGTCAAATAAGCCCCTCGGTCTTTGGGACGTTGCCGATATGGTGAAAAAGATTTACGGACAGAATGCACCGACTAACGGTCTTGTTCTGTGGTGTGATGCAACCACCATGTTCCAGCTCAATGCCGATGCAGTACAGAACGGTCTTACCGTCGTTCCCGCCGCAAGGGAAGTTAACGGCATTCAGCTTTCAAGCGTTGTAACCCCGCTCGGCGTTGTTTATCTGTATCTCGGCGAATACCTGCCCGCAGGCACGGCCCTTCTGCTGAATCTTGACGTGCTTGCGCCTGTATTCCAGCCTGTACCCGGCAAGGGCAACTTCTTCCTCGAACAGCTTGCAAAGACAGGCGCAGGTGAAAAGTATCAGATTTTCGGGCAGGTCGGTCTCGACCATGGTCCGGAATGGTATCACGGCAAGTGGACTGGTATAGCAACCACCTTCACCAAGCCCGAATACAGCAGGACGGTTTACGTTGCAGGCGGCAACATCACCACCACTACGTCAGCTTAAGTAATCTCAAGGCAGGAGGCAAGATATGATGGAACAGCACGAAAAGGAAGCAATGGTAAACGCATTATGCGGAGAAACTGACCCTAACCAGCTTTCCGCATACCTTGCCCTTGCCGCTGACAAAATACTGAACAAACGGTATCCGTTCGGACGGAAAGGGGACGAAGAAATCCCCGCAAAGTATGAAACACTGCAATGTCAAATTGCGGCATATCTGCTTAACAAACGTGGCATGGAAGGACAGACAGGACACACCGAAAGCGCAACGACTATGCAGTTTGAGAGCGGAGATGTGCCTGATTCCATGCTTGACGCAGTAATACCGACAGCGAGTATTTTCTGATGAGGCTTGCACAGCGTTTACAGCAGACGGTCTACTACTCGATGTATT